GACTTCGACACCGGTAACGTCCGTTATAAGAGCCGCGAGCGTTATAGCTTCGGTTGGTCTGATCCCCTTGGAATCTTCGGTTCGCAAGGTGCGTAAGTAGTATGGAAGGGGGGCCAAAAGCCCCCCTTTTTTGTTTGTAATCAAGGACTTAAAAAATATTTTTAATGTCATATACGACCGGTAAAATATGCGTGGTGGCAATTTTGCTATCGCAACAATTTACGGAGATACTGACATGAGCATCACAATTGAGTATTTCGGCGTTACCTTGACGATTGAATCGGAGTACGACCTTGACTTGAGCGGCTTAGGTGACTTCTTAGAGTCGTTGCAAATCCCAGAAGTTGACGAAGACGAAGATTGGGACGAAGACGAGGAAGAAGAGTACGAAGACGAGGAAGAGGAAGAAGCGTAAGTATTAATTAAGGGGGGTTTAAACGCCCCCTTTATTTATTTTTTAGTGTAGTATTTACTTGGCTAGGATTTCAGTCATACCAACCTACCTAGAGGACAGTGCACTGATGGTATGGCGACTTGTGCATAAGGAGATTTAAATGGGTTTCGCTACTCATCTTGGACCGTGGTTACTCGGTACTGTTAAAAACACGACTGGCTCTACTGCTGGAACGATTCGTAACATGGGCGCGACCATCGTGTCCCAAAGCATTGCAATTGGAACAAGCGGCACTGCCGCAACAGCTTTTGTTCTTCCTGCTGGCGCGCAAATTACTTCAGCATCTTTTAACTGCACAACGCTGTACGGCGCTGGCACGTTGAAGCTTTCGATTGGCGCAACTGATATCACAAACAATGCGACGCTTCCAACTGCCACTGCTGGTGTTGTTGCGTTTACGCTTGGTGCTGCAAGCACGACTGCTGCTGGTTTAATCAATAACGTTGGTACGACCGACGCGATTGTGACCTACACGCTTGCTTCGGCTACGACTGGTGCGGGAACGATTGTGATTGCGTACGTTGTGCGTGACTCTTCAGGCGCAGCAAACCCAACCTACAGCCAGAACTAATTAATCTCTGAGGGGGCTTCGTGCCCCCTTGTTTAACTTCTTAGGAGATTAATTATGCAAACAGATGTACTAGCAAGCGTACCGCTCACAGCTTCAGGGCAATTCGCTGCACAGAATAGCGCTGGCAATATTCAATCTTGCCGCGTTAAAGCTATTTATATCGTACCCGGTGCATCCGCTGGATCTGTCGTCTTAACTGATGGTGGTTCTAGTGGTTCTACGCGTATGACTGTCAATACTGTTGGTTCCGTCACACAACCAACGTATCTTTTAATGCCGGGTGAAGGCGTGCTGTTCCGTACGAACGTGTATGCAACTGTAACCGGTATTGGCTCTGTGACAATTTTCTACGGGTGATTTGTGCAAGCACAAAAAGGGTTTGACCTCGCTGGCAAGAAACTGATGATTGGCCTACCGGCTTATGACCATAAGGTAGGCGTAAAGATGGCTGTGTCGCTAATGCGTCTCGGTCAACAAGTCTTGGAGCATGGTATCGAGATTCAAGTCAGCAGCATCTGCGGATGTTCTGTTGTGTCTCGCGCCCGAAATGTGATCGCGCATAATTTCCTGCAGTCAAATTGCGACCACCTAATGTTTATTGATTCGGACATGACGTTTGAGCCGGAATCAGTTTTACGTTTGTTGGCGTGGAATCAGACTAGAGGAATCGTGGCTGGAGCGTATGAGTCACGTAAACCCGGCAAGGTCTATATCCTGTCGCTTGATGGCGGCAACGGTGTGGAAGGTGAACAGAAATCCATCGCTATGGATGGCTGGGGTTTGGTTAAAGCTTATCGTGTAGCGACTGGATTTATGATGATCCAGCGTCAGGTGTTTGAGAAGTTGCGTGACGCGCACCCAGAGTGGGAGCACCCTGACAACCTTGAAGACCGTACGTTGTATAGCTTCTTTGATTTCAAAGTAACCCCAACTGGCTACATTGGTGAAGACTTCTTGTTCTGTGACCGTGCTCGTGAAGTCGGCACAGACATTTGGGTTGATCCGACAATCAAGCTAGGTCACATGGGCATCCATGAATATCAAAGTGATTTCGGTAAAGACGTGCTGTATCCATCTATGGAAGCAGCGCAAACTTTGAGCACAGCGGCATAATGGCTAAGACTCCAGCATGGCAACGCAAAGAAGGCAAGAACCCCTCTGGTGGCCTGAACGCCAAGGGGCGAGCCTCGTACAACGCAGCCAATCCGGGCAAACCCGGACTGAAACGCCCACAACCGGAGGGCGGTCCAAGAAAGGCGTCCTTCTGTGCCCGCATGAGCGGTATGAAGAAGAAGTTGACTTCAGCAAAGACAGCGAACGACCCAAATTCACGTATTAACAAAAGCCTTCGGGCGTGGAAATGTTGAAATGGACGTTCATACATGGATCACTGTCCTGCTGGTTGTTATAAACGGATTTTTTGCTATTGCAGGATATGTGTTTAAAGACAAAATGAGTCAACTCAAAGATCTTTCTGATAGCTTAAAAGCTGAAGACAAAAATTTAGAGAGTGACATAAAACGTATTGAAAGACTTGTAAATATTACAAGAGAAGAACTAGCTCGTGATTACACAACTAATGCAGAAGTGCAAAGACTTACTGATCACATGGACCAACGTTTTAATAAGTTGGAAGACAAAATTGATCAACTTATTAAAGCAAGGGGGTAACAATGGCTGAGAAATGGATTCAAAAAGCAATCAAAAAACCCGGTGCTTTGCGTTCTGCTCTTGGCGTTAAAGCTGGGAAAACCATCCCAGCTAAGAAACTTGCATCCGCTGCTAAAAAGCCCGGTGTCATGGGTCAACGCGCACGTTTAGCGCAGACTTTAAAGAAGATGAAGTAATGCCTTGGACTGCTAAACAGTTAAGGCTTTTCCGTGCGGCAGCACACAATCCTGCAATCGCTAAGAGTAGCGGTATTAAACAGGCTGACGCTGAACGCATGTCGAAAGAAGGTTTGAAGAAATCTGTTGGTGGTCTAACAAATTTTGGAGGTAACGTGAAAAAATATGCGAAAGGTGGCACGTTAGAACGTTTGGGCGAAGAGCAAACATTTGGTAAAGCTTTTAGAGAAGCGGTTGACGCTGGTGTCGGAACGTTTACTTGGCATGGTAAAAAATATACGACTGATGTAGCTAAAAGTGGTGCTAAGTCAGAATATCCACGTGGATTCCTTGAACGTGCCAGAAAGAGTGAAGATCAGGCCACTTCTGAAGAAAACCGTATAGCTGATGAGTCGCGTAGACTTTTGTCCAATTATCCTAGCCCAAGAGGGCGGGACGTATCACAGGAAGAAATGTCTAAATACAATTATCGCAAAGGAGGTTCTGTGGAATCCAAGGCAATGGTTAAGAAAGAAATCGGTTTTATGAAGAAAAAGGGTGCTCCTGCATCCATGATCAAACATGAAACCGCCGAAATGGGGGCGATGAAAAAGGGTGGAATGATGCGCGCTAAGAAAGATATTGCTGCTGATCAAATGGCGATGGCTCCGTACAAAAAGGGCGGTGCTATGGCTCGTGGTGGCGGCATTGAGAGCAAAGGTAAAACCAAGGGCACCATGATTAAGATGGCTGGCGGTGGTTACGTCCGTGCCGCTGATGGCTGCGCTACCAAAGGCAAGACCAAAGGCAAAATGATCTAATGAGACCTTCTCGTGGAATGGGGGCTATTGCCCCCTCCAAAATGCCTAAGCCTAAAGTTGTTCTTCGTAAGGATAATCCTAACGAAGTGACGGAGTATTCAAAAGGCGGCAAAGTAAGCCACGTAAATGAAGCAGGTAATTACACTAAACCCGGTATGCGTAAAGGTTTGTTTAAACGCATAAAGGCTGGTGGTAAAGGTGGATCGCCGGGTCAATGGTCTGCACGTAAAGCCCAGATGTTGGCTGTGCAGTACAAGAAGTCTGGCGGGGGGTATAAGTGAGTGGACTCGCAAAATCTCAAGCCAGCCTCAAAGCGTGGACAGACCAAAAGTGGCGCACAAAAAGCGGCAAGCCCTCGACGCAAGGCAGCAAAGCGACCGGTGAAAGGTATCTCCCCGAAGCCGCCATCAAAGCGCTCTCCCCGCAAGAGTACGCAGCCACAACCCGTGCTAAACGAGCCGGTAAAGCCGCAGGAAAACAGTTTGTGGCGCAGCCTAAACGGATTGCTAAAAAGACTGCTACGTATAGGAAGTAAGTAACTGGACGTTTAAACATGACGACTACTGGAACAACTAGCTTCAACCCAAACCTCAATGAGCTTATAGAAGAAGCTTTTGAGAGATCGGGTATGGAATTGCGGTCTGGTTATGATTTCCGTACTGCTCGTCGCAGTTTAAACCTGTTAACGGTTGAATGGGCTAACCGAGGGATTAACCTTTGGACGGTTGAGTCAGGCTCAATCCCTATGGTGGCTGGCACGGCAACTTATTCGTTGCCTACAGATACGATTGACCTGATTGAACACGTCATCCGTACTAACGATGGAAATACAAGTCTTCAGTCCGACCTGACGATATCGCGTATTTCCGTTTCTACATATGCCAGTATCCCTGCCAAGCTAAACCAAGGCAGACCGATTCAGGTTTATGTTAATCGTCAGTCCGCTCAAACTTATCCGGCTGGAGGGAACAGTACTACCGGAATAACTACCCCCGCAGGGATCGATCCACCCAATATAACGGTATGGCCTGTACCAAACATATCTAACTACTACACGTTCGTGTATTGGCGCTTACGTCGCATACAGGACGCTGGTAACGGTGTTAATACCCAAGATATCCCTTTCCGTTTCCTGACCTGTATGGTGGCGGGATTAGCCTATTACATTGCACAAAAGTACCCTGACGGACAGGCACGATTGCCGTTCCTAAAGGCTGAATACGATCAACAGTGGGATTTAGCCGCTGGTGAAGACCGTGAGAAAGCATCAGTGCGCTTTGTGCCTAGGGTTGGATATATCGGGATATGAGTAATAAGTTTGCATCGGGCTTCCGTGCAATCGCATCATGCGATAGATGCGGTTTCCGGTACAAGCTGAAAGAATTGAAAGAATTGGTCATTAAGACCAAGAACGTCAATATTTGGGTTTGTCCTGAGTGTTGGGAAGAGGATCAGCCGCAGCTTCAACTGGGTATGTACCCGATTGAAGATCCGCAAGCCTTGCGCATTCCTAGACCAGAACTTGGGATTATTGATAGCCGTGATATTCAGTGGGGTTGGAACCCGGTTGGTGGGTCATCATCCATAGACGCATATGGAACCCCGAATAGACTTTTTATGAATATAGCTGTTGGTACTGTAATGGTGAACGTGGCAGCTTGGAGCAGTACTACTAACTATTCAATTAATGATGCAGTTAGTTATAGCGGTTCTTATTATTTAGCTATAAAAGAGAATCTTAATCAAGTCCCAACGGACATTACTTACTGGCAGCAAAACTAGGAGATTCACATGGACAAGAAAGAAGTTAAACAGATTGCTGATAAAGAAGTTAAGGCGCACGAAAAGCGGATGCATGGCATGAAGAAAGGTGGCGTTACTTCTATGGACATGAAAAAATACGGGCGTAATGTAGCTCGTGCAATGAACCAGAAGTCATCCAGCAGGGGGCGTTAATGAACCCAAACGACAAGTTTGAATTTTTTCCGGTAGACACAAAAGACCCTACCAATAAATACACGCAGCCACGTCCAAATACCAATCCATTGCCAAAAGGCTCTGGGTATCCTCAGACGGATATAAAGACATCTGGTATTCAAGTGCGTGGCGGTAAAGCGCAGACTAAAGGCAAAATGGCTCGCGGTCCAATGGGTTAAGGATTTGTTGTGAACTACACCACTCTGTTTAGCACGATCAAGAGTTACCTTGAGAATGACTTCCCAACAACCACGTGGACTGACACGGCGGGTACAGGGACGACTTCGCTCACAGGTACTCAACAGATTAATACGTTCATCACCCAAGCTGAACAGCGTATCTTCAACACGGTGCAGTTCCCATCAATCCGCAAAAACGTAATTGGTCAAACAACAGCAAACAATAAGTACTTGTCATGCCCAACTGATTTCTTGGCACCTTATTCGATGGCTGTGATTGAGAACTACGGACAAGCAACAGAGAACTACTCGTACCTGCTGAATAAAGATGTGAACTTCATTCGTGAGTCATATCCAACGCCAGCGTCTACTGGTCTTCCTGCTTATTATTCGTTGTTTGGTCCGCTAACCACCACAGGGTTACAGCCAACGCCAACCAATGAGTTGTCGTTCTTGCTTGGCCCTACACCGGACATCAAATATTACGTTGAACTTCATTACTACTATTACCCTGAAAGTATTACGACTGCTTCATCGGGACAGTCTTGGCTTGGTGATAATTTTGATTCTGTTCTTCTGTACGGAGCTTTGGTAGAGGGCTACACCTTTATGAAGGGTGACCAAGATTTAGTGAATCTGTACCAAGGTAAATACACAGAAGCAATGAACCTTGCTAAACGTCTTGGCGATGGTATGGAGCGTCAGGATGCGTACCGTAGTGGTCAATACCGGCAGAAAGTGACGTAATACTATGGCTTTTACCGGCAATTACGCGACGAATACGTATAAAAACGGGCTAAATACCGGCACGTTTAATCTAAATACCGGCACTACGCAGGTATTTAAGATCGCGCTATATACCAACTCAGCTACGCTTGATTACCAAACAACTGCGTACACGACTGACGGTGAAGTGTCTGCTACAGG